ATTAGAGCATTGGAGAGAACCTTTTGAAGGAAATGTCTGTGGACAAGTATTCCTTCATTATAACCATGTAAATGGTCCTTTTGCTGATAAGAACAGGTTCGACAAAAGGCCGATGTTAGGTATTCCAAAATTAGGGAATAAATAATATAATGGTTATGTATGCTACAAAAATTAAGATTTCAACCAGGGTTTAATAAACAAGTTACTGCTACAGGTGGCGAAGGTCAGTGGGTTAGTGGAGACTATGTTCGTTTTAGATATCAATCCCCTGAAAAAATAGGTGGTTGGGCTCAGCTAGGAGACGCCACCCTTACTGGTAGAAATACAGCACTACATCATTTTGTTAACGCAAGTGGTATTAAGTACGCAGCTTTAGGCACAAACAGAATGTTATATATATATTCAGGGGGAGCTTTCTATGACATTACTCCTATTAAAAGTACAACAACATTAACTAATGCTTTTACAACAACACAAAGTGATGCAACAGTTACATTAACTTTTTCATCTGATCATAATATATCCAAATACGATATTATTTATTTAGACAACTTTACTGCTATTACTGATTCTGATTTTAGTTCTAGTGATTTTGATGATAAAACTTTTATGGTAACAACAGTTCCAACTTCAACAACTCTTACTATTGAAATGGGATCAGCTGAATCTGGATCAGGAGCAAGTACTTCTGGTGGAATAAGAGTTCAACATTATTATTCAATTGGCCCTGCAACTGAGGCATCAGCTGCTGGTTGGGGATTAGGATTATGGGGTGGTACTGTAGCTGGAGAAGTTTTTGATACTTTGGATGGAGCATTAACAAATGCTTCAACAAGTATTGTATTAGATGATTCTACAGGATTCCCAGCTTCTGGAACGGTTTTAATTGATGATGAAAGAATTGCCTACACAACAAATACTACAGGTACTGGAACTTTATCAGGTTTAACTAGAGGATCAGATAACACAACAGCTGCAGCACACTCTGATGGAGCAACCGTTACTGATGCTTCTGAATATACTAAATGGGGTGCATCACAAACAGGTGATATTATAACAGCTCCAGGACTTTGGTCCTTGGACAATTATGGAAATAAACTTATTGCAACTATCGTTGATAGTGCAACTTTCGAATGGGATTCAAATGCTGATAGTGCAACATCTACAAGAGCAACGATTATTGCTAATGCACCAACAGCAGCAGTTCAAACATTAGTATCTACACCTGATAGACACTTAGTTTTCTTTGGAACTGAAAAAACCATTGGAACAACATCTACACAAGATGATATGTATATTAGATGGTCGGATCGAGAATCAATTGATGCATCAACTTCTTATACACCTTCAATAGATAATACCGCTGGAGATCAAAGATTGGCCGATGGAACACGGATTGTTGGAACGGTTAGAGGTCGAGATGCAATTTATGTTTGGACTGATACATCTTTATTTATTATGAGATTTGTTGGTGCTCCTTTCGTATTTTCATTTCAACAAGTTGGAACGAACTGTGGATTAATTGGAAAGAATGCAGCTGTTGAGGTTGATGGTTCTGCTTACTGGATGTCAGAGAATGGCTTCTTTAGATACACTGGTAAACTAGAATCTTTAGCATGTTTAGTTGAAGACTATGTTTACGATGATATTAATACAGTTCCTAAAAACCATATCTATGCAGGATTGAATAACCTATTTGGTGAAGTGACTTGGTTTTATCCTGGTAGTGGTGCTGCATCTAATAATAGATCAGTTACATATAACTATATGGATTCAACACCTGAAAGACCAGTGTGGACTACAAGTTCACTTGCAAGAAGTTCTTGGTTTGATTCTTCTATATTTGGTAAACCTCATGGTACTGAATACGATTCAAGTGCTACAAGTGATACTACAGTTGGTAATACTGATGGTGTTACAATTTACTATGAACATGAAACAGGACAGGATCAAATTAAAGGTGGAGCAAGAACTGGTATTTCAGCAAGTATTCAGTCTGGAGATTTTGATATAGCAGCTACACAGGGTGGAGCAGATTTAAGAGGTGATGGTGATTACATGATGAAAATTAGAAGAGTACTTCCAGACTTTTTAACTCAAACTGGAGACGCAAGAGTTACATTAAACTTAAAAAATTATCCAACAGATTCAGAATCTAGTTCTTCATTAGGTCCATTTACTACAACTACAAGCACAACTAAAATAGACACGCGTGCAAGAGCAAGAGCTATTGCTTTAAAAGTAGACAACACTAGTATTAAACAACACTGGAAACTTGGAACTTTTAGATTAGATATACAAGCAGATGGTAGAAGATAATGATAGATAAAAAAATAAAGTATGCAATACAAGGTGGTGGACCTAACTATTTAGGTAAGCAGAAAATGGTTACTGCTCCTAAGAAATGGTTATCATCTCCAGATCATGAACCTGCAGAACTTGCTTACATTACTAAAAAAGAAAAAGATATATTACTTGATCTAAATATTTATGGTTCATTAAAAGATGGCAAACCTAACCGTGGTCCATCAGGCATCATGTCTCTTCAAGGAGATATGGGAGGCTGGTCTGGCGGCGGAGGCGGCGGAGGCGGCGGAGGCGGCGGAGGAGACGGCGGTCCTTCCAATCAAGGTGAACAAAGACGTATACAACAAGAAAGACAAGCTGCTGCACAAAGACAAATGCAGGCAACGATAGCTGCTGCTGAAAAAAGACAAGCTGAACTAAGAACTGCTCCAAACATTGGGCCTTCTTTACATGGAGGACCTACGGTTATTGGGCCAGTAACAAGACCATCAATAATGGATAAAGATTCAGGACAAATAACAAGAGAAGTAAGAGCTTTACAAGACAAAGTAAAAAGATATGATCAGGTAGTTACTCCTGATCTCTATACCCAAGTTGATAAATACATGGGAGACAAAGACTTATATCCATCGCATGATGAAGCAACACCTAAAGATATTGTTAATCCATTTCGAGAAAATATTGACTTACCTGCTGGACTAGGTGATGTAGCTGGAGATGTAACGTTTGAACCTGTAGAAAAATATAGTCCAAACATTGGACCTTCTTTACATGGAGGACCAACATATGATCAAAATAAAGTTAATCTAATAAACTTGATTAAGGATCAAGCATTAGAAAAATTAGATGTAATTCCAGATGATACAACACAATTAGATTTAAACAAATTTGGTGAAACTGTTACTCCTGTTAAACCTGATTTAAGAACTGAAAAAGAAAAAGAGGAAGATTGGGAAAGATCACAAGACTGGGATAAAGTAAAAAAATTATCTGATAAAGGATATGATTTTAAAGAAATACAGGATGCAATGGATAAAGGATTGTTAACAAAAGCAGATCCACAAAGCATGCAATCAAATTTATTTCAAAGAGGTATAAGAAGTATTAGAAATATAATACCAGAAACAAGTTTACAGAGAAGCCTTTTAGGTGGACTTACAAAAAGTTTTGCACCAATAGAAGGAGGAATGTTTGATCCTAAAAGAATAGGTTTGAATCTTGCAAAAAATTATGCAATGAAAAAATTAGGACTAGGTGCTATTAATCCTATTTTAGGAATTGCATCTTTATTTGGCTTTGATCCATTTACAGGTCTTATGAACAAATTTGCTAAGAAACCAGCATTTGATATAGAAGCGGCTAGTAAATTAGGACTTCATGCTAATAGGTTTCCAACTGCTACTGATACACGTACAGCTAGAGTTCCAAAAACAACCGCAGAAAAAATTGCTACAGGTGAAACAGATTTAGCAAAACTTATTACGGGAAAAGATACTGGAAGAAAAAGTATGATGGAAGACTTTTATGCAAATCAAGGATCGTGGACTGAAAGACTAAGTGATCAATTAGGAACAAATTTACGGGAAGCTAAAGTTTCAAAACAAGATTTAGCTAGATATGGTCAACAAAAAGATCTTATTGATCAGCAGACATATCAAGATGCCCTGGATACAACATTATTTGGATCTGAAATAACTCCATATGAATTTGAACAAATGAAAAAAGGAAAAATTACTAAACCTGGAACTTATAAAAAAACACCAGAAGGTCCAGTAGCAGTAGCCCATGGCGGACGTATCGACAAACCTTTAACAGGAAGAAGCAGGGATATTTAATGGCTAGAATAGTACAATCATTGACACAACCACTAGAAAAATACGATCAACAGATTCAACAATCATTTGTTAGGGACGTTGATAGTATAGTACAAAAATTAAACACTTCTTTTCAACAAGATTTAAAAGAAGAAGCAGAGGCGGAGGCTTTTTTCTTTGGCTAATAAATTTATAAATAAAAAGAAGGATTTAACGAGCACGAGTGCTACTACATTATACACTGTGCCATCAGCTGCAACTGCTGTTGTTAAATCTATAATAGTGTCTGAAGATTCAGGCAATGCTGATACTATAACAGTGACTATAACTGATACAAACGACGCTGTATTTAGCTTATTTAAGACTAAAGCTATATCAGCTAATGCAACAACAGAATTACTATCTGCACCTTTAGTGGTTGGAGAAAGTGAAATAGTAAAAGTAACCGCAGCAACGGCTAATAGATTACATGTCGTATTATCTGCGCTTGAAATTAAGCCTAGAACAGTTACAGAGTAGGCTTGATTTACTTGTGAAAAACAAGTAATATAATAAACCCAGGAGAAATTCCTGCTATTAATAAATTAACATAAAAATTATGGCTATAGATAGAACAGGAATATCATCATTGGACGCAGGCGCAGGAGAAATTACCTATTCAGGTAATCAAGGACCTAAATCTCCAGATCAACAACTAATGGCTCAAGCTGATCCTCAAATAGTAGAAATGTATCAACGATACGTTTTTGAAATGGAAGAACAAGGAATGCAACCAATGTCATTTAGACAATTTATGCAACAAATTATGGCAGAATCAAGAATGGCAAAAGGTGGAAGAGCTGGTTATCAAAGTGGTGAATTAGTTAGACCACCAGGAATGACTGATGATGAATGGGAGAGATACATATTTGGAATAAAAGGTCCTAGACCTTTAAGTTCACAATCTCCATATCTTTCTGTTCATGCTGATGGTGGAAGAGCTGGCTTTCAATATGGTGGTGGACCAGATTGGATTAATACACATGATCCCGGACCAATGGGTAATCCTCCTGTATTTGAAGAGATAGAAGACGCAAGAGAATTTAGAATTGCAAATCCTGACATAGAAGATGTTGCAGATTACAAAGGTTATTATGAGAGATTAAATTTAGAAAAACAAGCAAATGCAATGG